CCTTTTTATGGTATTTGGATGTATCTCAAGGTAAGCAAGGTCCTGCCGAATTTAAGAACACTCTTGAGTTAGGTCAATATTTACATAATACTAGGAGAGTTTGTAATTGTATTAAGCGTGAAAATATTTCTAAATTTTTCACTATGTCTGATGATACTTTATTAACTATCTTAGGAGGGTGTTTTCTTGTTTGGGTGGGCTACAAGTTAGTAACTAAGATGTGGACTAGAAAAGCACGTGCTGATTTCTCTGGAATTCCTGAGGGTGTGGTTAATTATGTCAAGTATGATAGTAATGACATTCATGATTTATCACAGTATATGCCTGAAGGGAGAGGGAAGACAAAACGAGGTCGTGGTACAAAAACTAAGCTAACTCCAAAGCGTAGAGCAAATTTTCATAAAAATTTATATTTGGGTAATTTGCAAGCTGAAGATTTAAATGGAAATTTTGAAATGACTTTCGCCAGTGGAAAGAGACAACGTTTTGCTGGTTCATATCGTAATGTTCTATCTTTTCTTTCTGAAAATATTAAGAGTGGACCTATTAAGCTTAAACGCTCTGATTGGAAAGAAGAAGCAACTGTAACTGAGTTTAAAAAAGATTTTTCTAAGAAGCATAAGCCAGGTACTGTTGCTTTTGGATATGCTGAGAGAGGTTTTGTACCTCCCAAAAGTGAAGATAAATCTGAGGGTATATGTTTTCAATGGCAAAAAACTCAGAAATGTGAGCGTCCAGGTTGTCAATATGAACATGTCGATGAGAGTAAATATCGTAAAACTTTAGCATGTGATAATGATCTTATAAGCCAATGTACTGTCTCTGGATGTGCATATAGACATGGTCTTTCTGCTGCTGAAAAAGATGAAGAGTTGCGGCGGAGATCAAGAATACCTTGTTATAAATTCCGTAGTGGATTTTGTCGTGGTAAACCTCATTGTTTGTATTTACATGATAAACCTGAGGGGTGGTTTTCAACGCCAGAGTTTAAAGGTACTCAGGGTTGTTGTCACACTTCTGAATGTCCTATGATAAAAAATGGGACTATTCAATCTCATTATGCTAAGGTTTGTAATGTTGAATGTGGTGGTTTTTATTGTACTCATTGGGCTGGCTGTATGCCTGAAACGTTAAAGAATGAACCTGAGGGCTTGAAAGGTTGTTGTCATATGAGCAATTGTCCTTTAGTCCGTCAAGGTGTTATTGAATCTGGTTATCCGGAAGTTTGTAATACTGTTTGTGGTGGTCACCATTGTAAACATTGGCAAGGGTGTATGCCTGATAAAAAAGAAGGTAAAACTTCTCGCGAAAAGATAAAAGTTGTCGAAAAAGTTAATGCTTTTGTCATTTTTCGTAATGAAAGACAAGATTTACTTGTAGGTGGGTTTGTTGCTGGAGATCGCGTCTATACTATGGATCATGGTCTTAGTGGCAACAAATCTGGTGGTCAAGTCACAGCGGTAACTAAAAATGTTGATACTGTACATACTCCCATTAATTTAGACGATGCTTCTTGGAGTCAAGAACATGATGTGAGACGTGTATTTGTGTCCAAAAATTTAGGTTACATGGTTTCTTTCAAGCGACCTCAAGGTATGACGTTCGCTGGAAGTTTTCCATTGGCAGGCCATAAAGATATTCCTATTGGTAAACAAGTTATTTTGAAAACTGTTGCTTGGGACCATCGAAGTTTTGCCATGTCAGTAGGATCTTTTAAAGGTACTAATGAAGATAATGTTTGTCTTTATGATTGTTCCTCTGATAATGGTGATTGTGGATTTCCTATTTTTTGTGGTGATGAGGTGATTGGTATCCACGCTGGCAAATCTGGAGCTAGTGTGGAGACTAATTTATTTCATCGCCTTTCAAAAAATTAGACGAGCCCTTGCGCCGAGATTGGCAATTAATTTATGATCGCATGCCTTTCTCGGTTAGCACTCTCATGGGGGGAATTAAAAATACCATGGGACCTATAGTTGCGAAATGTGAAACTCAGCTTTGCCATTTAAAATTTTGTGGTAGAATAAATAGACCTATAAGGTATAAAACTGGTGATCAGGATGATCGTCAATTTTATGATTTTTATCTTACTGAATATAAATTGTCCATGTATGATAAATTTACTGATTATAAGAAAACTA